TAGGTTCCCAGTAGCAAGGAATTATTAGCGTTGACCATCCTGGAGCAGTCTCTAACCTCCACGGGTTAACCAACTTTGGATATTGCCCTGTTTCAATCTTTCGCACACTTGTCATGGGGCACTCACCCGTGGATTGATAATTAAATCCCGATGCCTGCCCAATGGGTGTGGGCTGTCCACCTGTCACCGCTGGGGGGTGGAAATCATCTGCGCCAGTTTCCCATGCACCATTACCATCTGGGCGAAAACGGTAGTTAGTCCACATTGGAAGAGTCACACCAGCCGCAAGAAGGTCAATGGTGCCAACGCATTTTCGTAAGGCTGCTCCCTCTTTACTAACACGCTTAAACCAGTTTGGTAAATTTGCCGTGCTATTTGCAAAAGGAGCAGACTCCATCAACCTATTATCTGTTGGGGTAAACCGTATCTCTCCTGGTTTGACTTTGTGTTTCTTGCTCATTTTAGTTCCACTCCTCGTCTATCAGTTTGATTTCCTGCAATGCTTGAGCATGATCAACTAATACATGGTCGTGTCTGTCATGTTTGTAATCACTTAATTGCTTGTTTATGGGACCACGTAAATTAAGCGAATCAATTGCTCTCGTACATGCGTCCACGCTAATAATGCCCTGCCCTTGCCCAACATGGGTTAAGTGGGGAGAAGTAAACATTTCTCCGTGGTTACTGGTAAAATCATACCTAGAAGGTGGACGTTCAGCCCATAAATCAATTACTTCTTGTAATTCCGAGTTAACTGGCATATGGGACATTTCTTGCCAAAACTTTGAATCTTGTCTGTCTCCGTAGTAATGCAGTCGTATCATTGTCAGGATATTACGCATCATCTCATGCGAACTCTTGTTGTAGTGCTTTTGAGAAGCGGTATGAGAAGGAAGATATGACGCAAGATACGGAATAGCATTTCTTATCTGTTGGATGGTGGAACCAATGCTGGTTGCTTCTAATGGTTCTACAAACGAAGAAGCCAAACCCACAGCAATGCAATTCTTTTGCCAAGGCTCTTTAAGATGCCCAGCGTCAAACTTGATTACTCTTGGGTCATCAGGAAGTTTGTATCCTGACATTTGTTCTGCTTCTTTGACTGCTTCTTCTACAGTAATGAACGCATCGCAAAATACATAGCCGTTTCCTCTGCGTTCCTGTGTGGGGATTTCCCACATCCAGCCAGAAGATGCTGCTCTTGCCCTCGTGTATGGACGAATTTGTCCATTGGGGTCGCTTTCCGTTGGGAAAGGGATGGCTGAGTTGCAAAGCAAGAATTCACTAAAAGAATTCCAATCGGAATTACCAACTTCACTCATTAGTACCCTGTTAAAACCAGAAGCATCAAACCAAAAGTCGGCTTCTACGATATCGCCTTGCTTTGTTCGTACCAAACTAATAAGCCCGTCTTCATCTTTTGTGACGGACTCAACTTCTCCATCAACAAACTTGATACTTCTTTTAAAAGCCAACTTTGTAAAGTACTCATTGAGTTTGTTTGTGTCAAAATGAAATTGATTAGTATTCTTGTGTAGGTTTTCTTTTCTTATTTTGTTCCGCACCATCCCAACCGTTGATGTTTGGCTTGTCAACATTTTCCCAGACTCAATAATTCCCATATATCCTGCAAAAAGGCCGTGACAAAAAATGTCATCAACATGACCCACGCTATGAAAATAGTCCTTTGTATGCGTTGTCCAGTTTTCATAACGAATTCCGTACTTATGAGTAGCCAAGGTCTCTACCAACATCTCCTCAAGGGGGATGTCAACTAGTTCCATAAATTGTTTCCAGTGCTCTGTAGAACCTTCGCCAACCCCAATGATGCCAATCTTAGAAGATGATACGACTGTTATTCCACAAGCAGGAAAAGCCCTACGCAAAATAAGGGCAGTTATTAGTCCAGCAGTGCCAGAGCCTACTATGCCAAAGTTTTGTATACGATCTTTCATTACGCTCCTATCAGTGGTACCAGGTAACAAGTGAATGCTTAACACCTTTAGTCACAGGGTGTGCGATATGTAGATACGGGAAGTTTGATGGGAACATCAGAACCCTTCCGCATACTGCTTCAACAGTAACATCAAAATGTGGGAACTCTAACTGTCCGCCTTCTTCTGGTGTGGACAAGAACGAGACCATACTATAAACTCTACTATTATCTGGACCATGGTCATAGTGTGGTTTGTATTCAGATTGTTCTAAATACTTTAAAAGAGAGTACGCTTCATGCATGGCGCTTGAAAGTAAAAACTCATTCCTGTAATCTTCTGTTGCTTCCTCAATTGGGTTACGAATTGATTCTGTAAAAAACCTTGACAAGTCAGTTTCAGGGTATGGTTTCATTAGTGGAATAAGCGAGCAATTCAGAGAAGTTCTATGAGATGATGATATGTTAGCCCCTACGGTAGAGCCATCCCATGATAATTCTGACCATTCAGAGTCTGTTTCGTTTTCTACGCTTTGCAAAAACTTACTTGCGTTATCTTCGGTAAAGATGTCTTCGTAAAGGGAGATGCACGTCCCTAATTTTGTATGTTTCATATTACTATGAACTCTCCCTCATAATAAACTTCAGTAGTACTATCAACAATGCGAAACTGGTGCAAGCCTAGCGTACTGAATCGTGAACGAAACATAAGCGAATTCTTTGTCCTTACCGTTGGTTTTACAATTTGAGAAGAAAAGTTTAAGTCCGTTACTTCCATGTAGGTATCTTTCGGGAAGTCTATAAATTCATTAGTAACGTCCACCTTGTGTATGTACCCTGCTTTTACTTTATCCATACAGTCAGAAAACTCATCTTCTGGAAAAGACTTTATACAAATTTTATCAATACCCTCTTCTATGCGAATTGATAATTGAGATTCTCTTGACAGTTTGGTTGCCTCATCTGGCACACAACCCATGCTAGATGGGACGCAAACAAAGCGTTTCATTCAATCTCGGCTAGTTTTCTTTCAATTAGCGTTATGCTATTGAGGAGGGTTTCTAGCCGCTGCTGCTCACCTATTAGAACTTCAGAAATGGTATAGTTTTCTGGGTCAAAGGTATCTGGATCAATACCTGAACGAAGGACCATGTGGTAAACCTCTGACTTAACATTTGCCAAACTGCTTTGCAGTATGCCTTTTTTTTGTTGAGTATTTAGACCGTAGTCCATGTTAATCTCCTCTATGAGTTGATGAGTAAGTATGCCGAGCCTGTGGTTGCACCTACAGTACCATATGACCCTGCTGCTGTATCGTATACAATTGTATTAGCAACGGCATCTGATACGACCAATATCGCACCTCCGCCTCCGCCTCCGCCAACGCCACCTGCTCCACCTGTAGATCCAGGAGAACCAGTTTCTCCAGTTCCACCAGTACCTCCAGTTCTTGCTGGTGCTCCTGCGCCTGTATTTACACCGTCGTTTACTCCGCCAGCACCGCCTGCGTAAGTTACGGCAGCATCTGGGTTAGCGCTACTTGTACTGTGGTGATGGTAGTCAGCATGGGAACTAGGATGAGTAGGTGCATGGGTATGTGTATGGCCTGGATGTCCATAGTGGGCATGGGTATGCCCATCATGCCCACCGACAGAGCCGTGATAATACAAGTTATGGTGGTGACCGTTTCCTGATGGTTCAGCATGACTGTGGTGACCGTTTGGTTTTTGATGTCCATGTATTGGGTAGTGGGGCCAAGTAAACGCCCAGTGGGGTAGCCATGCATGCCAATAGTGCCCGTCCCAGTGATGTGCGCCGCCATGTGGACCATCATTGTGTGGGTGATGAAAGTGACCGCCGTGATGCCAGTGGGTATTTTCATAATGACCAATACCTTTTCCACCGTCTACGTGAGGTTTTACTGCATGACCATGTCGGTCAGAATGCCTTGTCGTATGACTATGGTGGTTATGTGTTCTAGGGGCGTGGCTTACATGGGGGGCAACATGGTGGTGGTCTGTACGGTTAGGTGCAGCCGCTCCGTTTGCACCGTTTGCTCCTTTGGGTACATGTGTTCCAGCAGAACCAGGGCTTCCAGCAGAACCAGGGCTTCCAGCAGAACCAGCAGCACCATCAGAAGCGCCATGACTACCAACAGACATGACTGTTCCTGACCCTATAATTGTCTTAGCCACAACAAGAACTATTCCGCCACCATTTCCGCCTGTACCTCCTGCTCCACCAACACCTCCTGCTCCTCCTGCTCCACCAGTACCCCCTGCACCTCCTGGGGCGGTAGGGTTGGCTGAACCATCTGCTCCAGGATTGCCTTTCCCTCCAGGTGCATTGACTGTAGTTGCGCTAGGTGCATACCCACCATTAGCGCCCTCAGCGCCCGCTTTACCAGGCCATGACGCTGGGGTCGTACTTGGTGTTCCAGTAGCACCAGTAGCCCCTGGAGTACCAGCAGCACCTGTAGTACCTGTAGCGCCAGCGTTTCCTTTTGACCCACCACCAACAGGGATGATTGTCCCAGAAGTATCTACCATGATTCCAGAAAGCATCATATTGATACTCTTATACAAGTATGAAGGCAGTTGTGGGATAGTAGGAGCCGTTGCTCCTCCGCCTTGACCACCTGCTCTGTACGTTATTGCTGACTGAGAGTGTCCTTTAACTGTCCCATCTGTAACAGTTGAGGCTGATGGGCTAATAACCCCAGAAGACACCGCACCTATGCCCATATGCCCATCTAGGGTCAATGTGTTTCTTACAAATACTCTGTAGCCGTTGGTGAGTAATACTCCTGATGAGGTGATTGTTAGCGAGTTATAAAACATGTCTGAAGTCAAAGTAACGGTTGAAGAAACGGTGACATCGCCATCAACGCCTGATCCATATACAGAATCGTTTGCAATTCTTGCAACACTTTTTTCTACTCTTGAAATTGGCATTTCATACCTGCGACATATAGTGGACGGTTCCTGCGTTTTGACCAGTTACATCAGTAGTAATTCCAGAAGGCAACGCTTCAGAAGATGATACAACAAGAATTACGCCACCTCCAGCAGGAGCAGTTCCTGGCGCTTTAATGTAAGCCGTACCTGACGCAGGTCCAGAAATGTAACGAGCAGCAATAATAATTATTCCGCCACCTGCTTGACCTAGCGCACCTGCTCCTCCACGAAGAAACTCTGGTCCACCTGAAGCAGTGATTGAATAACCAGTTACTGCTTGACTTGGAACTTTAAAGTAGTTAACACCCCCCATTGCGGCAGTGGGTACTGTTGCTAAATACCCAGTTGCAGAACCACCTAAAGAGTGAGAAACTGCTTCTAATATTCCGCCACCTTGCTTAATTGAGCCAGCAGTAGAAAACCCTGTAATGTACCCGATTATGGAGTTATTTCCCATGAACTTCAATGTGCCTTTAACGAATATCCTGTAGCCATTAGGAGCAAGACGAACACTGGCATCAATCGTCAAATCATTCAAATACAAATCTCGTGTCATGGAATAGACACTTGAAGATGGAGCCATGCTCAAAACGGTTGTAGTTCCGTCTAGTACGGCATCACCATCAGCACCAGTTCCGTAGACAGAGTCAACGCCTTCGTTGTAATAGGCATTCCATAAAGAACCATCCCATTGCCAACTTTTAGAGCCAACAGTAAAGATTTGGTTTGTGTATGGAGAAGCAGGAAAAGTAATCGCTGGCATTACACCCTACCAACAACAGAACTAAGAGGCATCAGTTACTTCCTGTATCCATAGACGGTGATAGTTCCACCAGTCATTGTTCCGCTTGATGCCGTGATTGTAAAGGCTGTGTATGAAGTAGCGTCATTAAGAAAACCACCAAAAATACCAAATGGATAACCAGTAGACGAACTAACAGGATTTGTCCTAAAAACTGTTCGCTTCGCAAGAAACGGACTTTCTATTTCGCCTCTGCCCGATAAAGCATTTGTACTGCCATATCCGATGTCTATAAATGCACCATTGTTTGTATTTACACCCGTTACTGTTGAGGCTGTGTATCCAACATAAAGACCGCCAGCATAGTAGCCCGTTGCCGTTGCGCCAAGTGTTAACCGAAGGTTGGCATCGCCACTACCCACGCCGCCACTTAACTGGATTTGATAGTTGTCGTAGGTGGTAGAAAACGCATCAGAAACAGTCACGCTTGAAACACCTGTGCCGACCGTCTGAGATTTCACATATACCAAACCTGAGTTACCAACAGCGGTACCACCCGACACCTGCTGCCAAGCCGACCCACCATAAACATACTCAAGACTTGTATCTGTTTCATAGACATGTTGACCAGTCCACGGAGAAGATGGGCGAGTAGAAGAGGTTGCTTGGTACGGCGACATAGAACCGCCACCTAATTCAACCCATGCCGAGTTGTAATAGATGTAAGAAGCACCAGTAGAAGTATTAAACCAAACTAAACCAGCAGTAGGTGACGCTGGAGCAGTTGCAGAACTGACAACTACTGTGGCACCAGAGACCGCCGTTGTAACAAAGGCTGTTGTGGCTACTGCTGTAGTGTTGTTTCCAGCAGTTTGCGTTGTGGCAATAGTTCCAGTTGGCAAAGTAGGCGTACCCGTAAATGTTGGTGAAGCAAGAGGGGCATAAGTTGTTGAGGCTGTTGAAGTAGCAAGTTTGCTGTCAATCTGTGTCTGGATTGCTGAAGTCACACCATCTAAGTAACCAATTTCTGTGTCTGTTACGTTTG